TGATTGGTTAATCGCTAGTTTACAAGATCCGTATAAAAATATCGTAAGAGTTATTGATTATGATATTTTAGCTGGTGTTTCTAATGATAATACAGTAGGTACTATTAACCTAATAGAAGGTTCTACAACAGTTTCAGGGTTTGGTACAAACTTCAACCTAGTTGCTGGCGATATGATTATTGTTGGTAACACGTTACTAGAAGTTGCTTCACAAGTTTCACCTATTCATATTGAGCTTACAAGTCCAGCACCATTCTCAGCACAAAGAGCTATATTTATGCTTGGCGTTGACTCTAATAATGAGTTTACTTATAAGTACAGATATTCAAACACTGGCGAAGAGTTCTCAGAATTTAAGCCTCTTAATAAAGACTCAAACCCTGGAGATCTATTCTTCTTAACATTCGACGGTGAAGCTGATCTTTATCTAGATATTAGAGCTGAAGTTGATAGACTTCAAATGGGTTACTCACTTACAATTATTTCAATTGTATTTACGATAGAAACGGCTGATGGTATTATAGATGCATGTCCACAATATTGTATTGACTGTGATGATCCATATGGATATTCAGGATGTGCAAATATTAAGATAGATTGTGTTGACTCAAAGAATATATTCCAGCCATACGCTTTAACAAAGAACAATAACTTATACAACCAACTTGTAGAAATATCAAGTGATGTATTTGGCCATACTGTAAGGTATTACAGAACAGAACCAGATGCAAGATCTAAAGATGTTATCTTTAAAGAATACTCTTTATTTGAGGTTGTTGAATCAGGAGACCTTAAGGTTTCGGTTCCAGATAATGAATTCCCTACAGAATCATTTAACTATGATATCTTTGGAATGGGATTCGATGACTTTGAAATTCATGTTACAGACTATCAGTTTCAAAAGTCTTTTGGTGATAAACTAAGACCAAGAATTAAAGACTATTTATACTTCCCTATCAATAATAAGATGTACGAGGTTAAAATGGTTGAGCTTGCTGATGAGTTTAATGTACAACACACTTACTGGAGAGTTATGCTAGGTAAGTACCAGGAAAGATCTGCTGTGGCGAAGCCAGAAGCGATTGAAACTGAGATGCAAGACCTAGTAGTTGGCATGGATGATGTATTTGGTGAAGAGGTCCAAGATACATTTGAAAAAACAACTAAACCACAACAACTTAAAACTACAGCGCATCAATGGGATGATGGGGTAAGACAATCTTCTTCAGCAAATCTAAAGATTGTAGATTACGATCTAAAGAATAGATGGACTGTTGTTTCTAAGAATTATTACGACCTTTCTACCGTGGCGACCGACGAAATAGCCATAGACTATGTTGAGAAATCAACTCAAAGTATTGATGAAAACTTAGCTCTTACAGCTTGGTTCTCTCCAACATTCGATACTAATGCAGATACTTATAAGTATCAACTTATTAATGGAGACCAGTTTGGAGAAGGCTTTACTGCTAGAATCTCTAATACTAAAGTAGAGTTAGTTCTTAATGGACAGATTCATACATTTGTACATAACCTTATTTTAAGCTCTGATGAATGGTACGGTATTGTTATTAATATGTCTAATACATTCCGTGAACTAAGTGTTCATATTTACCATCTTGATGAGGCTAATAATAGAAATAGACCACAAGACGCTAACAATAACTTAGAACTTCAGTTTAGTGAGACGAGGTCAATTAACCAAGCTTACGTTTGGAATCTTAATAAGCCCTACCAGCTTAGAGGTGGCGAGTTAAATATTACTAATTTAAGACTTTGGAAGAAGACTGTCGAAGAAGAACAACACAGTAATATACTAAATCAGTCTCTAGTTAGAGATTCGCATTTAGCTAGAATCATTGATAATGCTATTCCATCATTATCATACCAAAGATATTATAACGCTAGATAATTAGTAACAAATTTAATCTATTTTTGTTACATGTTAATTTGCTAGATATATACAACATAATATCATATTAATAAGATATATTTTATGTCAGATAAAAAGACTTACAGCCAACAGGCTGACGAGATTAGAGATCAACTAGATAACCTTATAGGTGAAGATGACTCTTTAGAAGGTATTGAGGTAGATCCTAAATTACCAAGCACAAGAGATCAGTTTGAGCCTTTTGATTTTAATACAGTTAAGGGTAATGCTGACAAACAAGCTAAGAAAACTATCACTTCTTTAATGAAGTTCTATTTAGATGCCGATATTATTGAGCATGATGAATATGTAAAGGCTAAGAAAAAGATGGACGAGATGACTATGTCTTCTCTAGTCTACCAACTACAAGCTGGTGAAAGAGCACTTACAACTCTATTACAGACGATCGAAGATGGTGAATTAGCGCCGAGAATGTTCGAGGTACTAGCAACCTTACAGAAATCAATGTTAGACATTATCAAGTCACAAACAATGTATCTAATGGCAACTGAAGAGTCTGTAAAGCGTATTGCAAGAGACGCTGAACTTTACAAAGAAAGAACTAACAAAGAGATTACAGATAAAGCGTCTGGCGGAAACAACGATGGTGGAAACTTACAAAGAGGTACGAGAGACCTTATGGCTAAGATTAGAGCTGGCGTTGATAACATCGAAGATGTAGAAATTACAGAAGATTGATATGAAACACGTAAAAATATTCGAAGATTATAAATTAGATAAAAATATTCAATTTATAATTAATGAAATTTTATCAGAAAATGGCTATGATAGTTGGGAAGATTTCCTAGAAGATCAATCATTAGGAGATTGTCAAGGTATTATATCAGAAGTTTCAAATATAATTAAGTCAAATAAACTAAAGGGATTTAAGTCTGTTTTTGGTGAAATTGAAATAATAGATATGGCACATGATGAAAATGACATGGGTAAAATTATGACACACCACTGGATCTTGTATAAAAAAGAGATTTTAGATTTTAGTAAAGGCACATTAAAAGATTTTATTGATTCAAATGATTATACTTCAATATATGCAGATACAGATGCGTTAGACTTTAATCCTATAAGAATAACTAATATATGAGTGATCAATCAGGAGACAATGCATGGATCCCAAAGTCTGAAGCGTCTGCAGATACAGAAAGACTTGTATGGTCCACTAAAAATGTAAATGATCTTGTCCTAGCTATGGACCAAGGTTATAAGCCTAAAGTGGCTATGCCCTTTTATGAAGGAAAGCAATTTCTTCGTAGAGGTAATATTGTCTTTGAGTATACTGATGGAGAAATTGAAGAGCTAGCAAGATGTGCCGGTGATATCGTATACTTTGCAGAAAAGTATGCTGTTGTAATGACAGATGAAGGTATCCAGCAAGTAAAGCTAAGAGACTATCAGAAAGAACTACTAAGAGATTTTCAAAATGAAAGATTTAATGTTGTACTAGCATCTAGGCAGATGGGTAAGACCGTAACGGCTTCAATCTTTAATGCATGGTATTTAACATTTAACTTTGATAAGACAACCTTACTACTAGCTAACAAGTCGGATTCAACTAAAGAGATTATTGATAAGGCTAAAGTTGTACTTGAAAACCTACCATTCTATATGAAGCCTGGTATTGTTAAGTATGATGTAATGAACGTTAAGGCGGATAATGGGTGTCGTCTAGTAGGTCAGTCAACTACTGCAAAGTCGGGTATTGGTTTTACAATTCATAACCTTTACCTTGATGAGTTTGCACACGTTCACCCAACTATTGTAGATTCATTCTACGAAAACGTTTATCCAACGCTATCAGCTTCTAAAGTATCTAGGATTAATATCACATCAACTCCTAATGGCTTTAATAAGTTCTATGAAATTTATGCAGGCGCTGATAGAGGTGAGAATGCTTATAAAGCAACTCGTATTGATTGGTGGCAACATCCAGATAGAGATGATGTATGGTATGAAAGAGAATTAGGTAACTTAGGTTCTGAAGAGGCGTTTAACCGCCAATATGGTAATGAGTTTGTAAGTTCATCAAACCTTTTATTTAGCCCACAGACAACTAAGATCATAAGAAAGAACATTAAGGATTATGTATATCATGATCTAGAAGAGTTTGATAATATCCATATTGATGTTAAAGACTATTTGTCGTTTCACCCAGACTTTGACCCTGAGTTCGCTAAAGAAACAGGAAGATATTACACATTCTCGGTAGATATCGCTGAAGGAAATGGTGGTGACTACTCTGTAATTAATATGTTTGAATTAGTTCCTCTATCTAACGCCGAGCTCGGAAAAGTTACTAATCCAGGTGCAATGTATGATTTCTTTAAGATTAAGCAGATCGGTATGTTTAGGTCAAACGAACATGTTATCGAAGACTTTGCTAAGATTCTTTATACACTGGCAGTTGATGTATTTGACTCTGAGAATGTTAAACTTATTTTAGAATACAATACATATGGCTCTGTTCTTATTAAATACCTTCAAACAATCTTTCCAAGAAGAAATGATTTTGATGAAGATATGATTGTAAGATTTAAACACCGACATGATGCTAAAACTCTTAAACCAGGTATTAAGGTTAAATCAGATAACAAGGCTGTTATGTGTCAGAACCTAAAGAAGTTAGTAGAGAACAATAGAGTTTGGTTTGATGAGTATATGACAGTTAATGAAGCTTCAATGTTTGGTACTCTTAGAAATGGCTCATATGGTGGACAACACGGTAACGATGATGTTATTATGACTTGTGTAACTTTAAGTGAATTCTTTGCAACAACAGATTACGCTGATTTTGTTGAAGAGAAACTAGATTATATTGAAGAAGAATTACACGAAGAAATGGAAAATATATTATATGATGGGGATGCTGGTGACGGTGATCTACAATATGATATTTACGACCTTATTTAAGATAATGAGAAATCATTGATAGATATATAGATAAAGCTAAAAAAATAAATTTATAATCATGGCATTAAGTCCTCAACTATTACAGTTTAAAAGTTCAGGTGTATATAGATTAGAATTCGATAAGTCTCAGACTTCGAATATCCCAGCGGGTACTCTAAGACTTGTTGTTGGTCACTCTAAAAAGGGTCCTTACAATACACCGGTTCTAGTAAGCACTGTTGAACAATTCATCGAGGTTTTCGGTTCAATCGATAGAAACCTTGAGAAAAAGGGTATGTTCTTTCATAGATCAGCTCTAGCGGCCCTAACAAGAGGCCCAATCTTAGCACTTAACGTTGCTAAATTTGACGCAGATGACCGAATCAGCTACGCAGCAATGGTAACTGACGGTTCTGACGCAGCTCTAACATCTATTTCAAATCAAGATGACGAGTACCACAAGTTCTTTAACACAGAGAAGTTTTGGTCTCCATCTGACGAAGCACTAAACGATGTTGTTGGTACTGCAGAAGGTAACGTTTTAAGATTTGCTAACATCAAGCAAGATGATCTTACAGTTATCGTAAGACAAGCACAAGATGTAAAAGCATTCGAAATTCTAGCAAGAGACTGGTACGGAGAAGGAGAAGTTCCTGCATTTATGCACGCTTTCGATTACGTATCTGACTACATGGTAGATGTTTTTGTATTCAAAGGAAACTTTAACGCAGCTGCAATGGCAACTGATCCAGTTTACGGTGAATACTTTACATCTGCAGGTCTAGACAAAACTAAACTAGATGAATTCGCTAACTTAAGACAAGTTTCTTTAGTAGCTAAGTATACTGGTTCAGTTATCCCATCATTTATGGACAAAGAAGGTAATAACCTTTATGTTGAAACTCTAGTTAATGCTGAAGCAAGAAGAACAGGTTTATTCTGTGCTATTAACGAAGAAGCAGTTCTAGACGAATCAGGTACTAAAGTAGATCTAGTAGGTCACACTTACTCAGATGCTGTTTCATACCAAATGCTTTCTTACAACTTAGGTGTTGCTGAAAGACATTTTGACCTAGACGCATACTTTACTTACACTAAAGCTTCTGGTGCATTTGTTGAGTTTTCAGCTCCAACTGCTGACGCTCTAGTATTAGATCTTAAAGTAGGTGATTACATCCTAGGCCAAGAGCCAGGAAGAATGGTTAAAGTAACAAGAATCTCTAAAGAAGCTATAGGTGTAAATGATGTTTACAAAGTATACACATCGGGTGAAGCTATTGACGCAATTTCTTTTGACTATAGAGGTTACAAGTCATTCGAAAAGACTGAATCACACTACGCACCATTTGTTATTGCATCTTCTTACATTAATGCACATGCAACAGGTTCAGAGTCTATCCAAGAATGTCTAGACGCTATCAACTTAGGTACTGGTCTAGCTAACGGTCTTGTAGACAAAGATGCTATCGAATTTAGATACATCGTAGATACATTCGGATCTTACGACGCAGGTTCTCTACTAAATAAGATTGAGCTATCAGCTCTAGCTAAAGAGAGACAGAACGCATCTGCTATCCTAAATGCACCATTCATCTCTGAATTTAAGAAGTCAACTAACCCTTCTTTCACTGATGCAAACGGCGCGTTTGATGTAAACTTTATCGCTACTGGTGGTAATCTAGATAAGAACCCAACGGCTCTATTCGCTCTACCAGGTATTAACGATGGTGCAAACTATGCATTCTACTATACTGCTCTAGTTGCAAGAGAGAACAATAAAGACATTACTGTTCCTTCAGCAGCATACGTATCAAACAACTTCGTAGATAAGTTCACGGATTCAACTCCATGGGCTATCGTAGCAGGACCAAGAAGAGGTGTTATCTCGGGTTCTGGTATCGTAGGTGCTGAATACGCATTTGATAGATCAGATAGAGACATACTAGAACCATTCGGAATCAACCCAATCGTATTCCAAAGAGGTGCTGGTCTAACTATCCTAGGTAACAAAACTGCACAACAGTCTGTACAATCAGCACTTTCTTCTGCTCACGTAAGAGAAGTTCTGATCTATATCCAAGACGGTATGGCAGCAATCCTAAAAGATTACGTATTTGAGTTTAACACTCCACAGACAAGACTTGAAATCAAGACTCTAGCAGATTCATTCATGGAATCAGTTAAAGCTGACGGTGGTGTTTACGAATTTAGAAACGTTATGGACACAACAAACAATACGAATGAAGTAATTGACGCGAACATCGGTATCTTAGATACTTTTGTTGAGCCAGTTAAAGGTCTAGAAATCGTTGTTCACAGAACAACAGTTCTAAACACTGGTGAAATCGCAACAGGTAACTTCAGTTAATCGGATATATAAAAAAAGATTAAAGAAGATATGCCACTTCCACATTATTCACAAGATCAAACAAGTAGAAAAGGTAGAAACTTTGAACCAGTGCAACAGTCACTATTTGAAGTAACTATCCTACCACCAGCAGGTGTTCAAGGAGCTAACCTTCTTCTACAGCAAGTTAATACTATTTCAGGTATCACAATCAACAAAGAGATTGGTACTCAGGAACAGAAGTTTAAGTTCGTAACAAGATCATTTGCATCTCAACCAGATACAACTGCTCTAGATGTTGCTGTTAACTTCTCTCTTAACCTGAATGAAGCTAACGAAGCATACACGTACAAAACTCTAAAAGAGTGGTACAACCTAATCTACAACCCAAACACAGGTGAAATGGGTCTTAAAAAAGATTATGTAGGTACTATTATCGTTACTCAGTTTAACAGAGCTGGCGATATCTTTAGAACTGTAACACTTGAAGATTGTTTCATCTCTTCAGGCCTTCCATTCTTAGAAGGCGGTGATTATTCAGATGCTGGACCACAGCAAATGGAAGTTACTTGGAGATGTGATAACTTCAAAGAAGAACTAGCTTAATTGAACGAATAAGTTATAATAACTAAAGAGGGTGATTGAAAAATCACTCTCTTTTTTAACCTTTTTAAAGATAATATAATACCATTATAATATGAGTAAATTAACAAAGAAGCTACAGGTTCTTCTATCAGAAGACGAGGTAGCAACGCTGAATAGAATTATTTTAAATGACGCTATTGAGCAGGGTATTAGACCTATTTCAATGAGTGCTTTTATTAGAGAGTTAATAAGACACGAGATTGATACAAGATCAGAAGACGATAAAACATTTAGTAAGGACAAGCTACAAAAGCTTAAAAATAAGTAAATATGAACGAAGAAAACAACAAGGACCCATACCAAAATATGGTAGAAGGTAAAGATCAGAATATCATGGATCAGGTTAAGCAGAACGGTTTAGGCCGTGCTACTATGGACAGATTCAGAAATGATACACAAGATTCTGATGTACATTTAGGTTGGTTAGATATCGATATGGAGTTAATGCCATCATCAGGTAAATTCTACCCAGCTGATACTAAGTTACAAATTCGTTCAGCACAAGTTGCTGAAATCAGACACTTCTCAACATTAGATGAGAATAACTTAATGGATATTGAAGACAAGCTAAACTCTATTGTTAAGGCTTGTGTTAAATTCAAAGCAGGAACAAGAATGATGTCTTATAAAGATATTCTAGAAGAAGATAGAATCTTCTTACTACTATCTATTAGAGACTTAACATTCCCAGAAGCTGAGAATAAGTTAATGTTAAAAGCAACAGATAATGAAGGTGTTGAGTTCGACGTCGAGCTGAGCACTAAATACTTTGACACTGAGGAGGTACCTGCTGAAATTGAGCAGTACTATGATTCAGAGCAAAGAGCTTACGTGATACAAACCAAATCGGCCGGAGAGGTTATCATGGCACCACCATCAATCGGTGTTATGGAAGAGGTTACAAAATTCATGCAAGCTAGACAAAGAGAGCGCAAGAACTGGGATCAAGCATTCCTACAGATTCTGCCATACCTACAACAAGATTGGAGAGGATTTAACTCTAAGAAGATCTTCGAAAAGGAAGTTGAATTCCAAGGTTGGTCAGAAAGAAAGTATATGGTTATCTATAGACTTGCAGAGAAAATGAAAATCGGCGTGAAGCCTGAGCTTAAAGTTGACAGACAAGGCGAGGAGGTCCTTGTCCCGCTTGACTTTCCCGGTGGAATCAAAGGTCTTTTCATTATTTCAGATCTCTCTGGAGAACTTCTTTAAGACGAAGTTCTACTTAATGCATCATTTAAGGATTCAACCTTCCGAGGTTGAATCCTTACCATACTACGAATACTTCTATATTGTTAAGGAGCTTTCAGAAATGCTTAAAGAGCAACAGAAAGGAAACACTAAACAAGAAGAGTCAATGAACGAGAAGATGGATAGTATGAAGTCACAAATGCCGAAAATGCCTAACATGGGCAGTATGAAAGCACCTAGCATTAAGATGCCAAAGTTCTAAGATATATAGAGTAAATATACTATAGTATTTAATGTCCATTTTTAAGTCGGCTTTCGAAAAGCTATCTTTACAAAACCAAGAAAGTATTAGACAATCTTCGGCGTATGTTGCTAATGCAGTATCACCTGAAGGTTCGCTTTTTGCTATTTTTGTAAACATGGAGAACCATCTTAGAAAGATTGCAGAGAATACAAATCCTAGAAAAGCTAAAGCTGCTAAGATAGATGCTAAAGGTGCAAAAGCACTTGGAACTGCAATGCCAGGAATTGGTAAAGGTATCATGCTTATTGCAGAAGCTCTTAACATTATACCAGACGGTAAAGATGCTGAAAGAAAGATGCAGGCAATCACTGGAGGTATCGATGCACTGAAAGGCCTAGGTATGGCCATTTTCAAGTTCGCTGGCATGCTTGCTTTATCTTTACCATTACTTATATTGGGTATACCTGCGCTTCTTATAGCAATACCTATGGTCCTTCTAATAGGTGGTATGTTCTACTTATTAGATAAGATGAATATCGAAAGATCTATTAAAAAGGTATCTGTTGGTTTAATATTTGCTGGACTTGCTATAGTAACTCTTGGAGCTGCATTTACATTGTTTGAAATGATATCACCTCCAATTGGACAGATATTCCGAATAGGAGCTGTAGTTCTTGGAACTGCTTTAATCTTTGGTATTGCCGGTAAATTTGCAGGTCAAATAGCTAAAGGAGCACTTGTAATGACATTAGCAGCTATACCAATCTATTTAATAGCAGCATCATTTGCAATCTTTAGAAAAGCAGTACCACCGGATAGTGAAGGTTGGACTACTATAGGTCAAGTATCAGCGGTTGTAGTTGGACTTGGACTTGCTATGGCAGGTGCTGGTGCCGCCGCTGTGTTTATTGCACCCGGTGCCGCCGCGATGATACTAGCAGGTGTTTCACTAATTTCGTTAGCATTAGGACTTGCAGCAATTGCAACAGTATTTAAACCAGGTAAGTTTGATTACCTACTAGCGGACTCAGGACATAAAACTGAAGGCTTCTTAGGCTTTGGTGCAGGTAGAATGATGTCTAATATGGAATGGGCGTTACTCTCAGTAGCACGCTCATTTACTTTACCACCATTAGCTATTGCTGGTATGTATGCCGGAGCTCCAGCTCTTGTAATGTCAGGTTTAGCTTTAGTATCTATTGCTAAAGGTATTGAGAAATTCCAAGCTTTGGATATTGATTATGATGTACTTCCAATGCAAATCGCTAAGGTAACAACAGTACTTGGAGATGCATTTGGTGCTATAGGTAAAAAATATCCAGGCGGTGGCGGTGGATTTATCAGCGCTATTTTTGGATCTGGTGAAGGTACATCAGCAGTAGCTCAAGGTATTTCAGCAGTATCTGGAATGGGTAGAGCACTTACTGGTATCGCAACTGGAGTTCAAGCAATGGCAGATCTTAAGTTCCCTACAAAATGGGATAAGAACGGTAACCCTATTGCATTTAGAACTCTTACAGATGACGACTTTGCAAAAGTAACTATTAATACACAAAAGATTGTAACTGCTCTTTCAGGTACATTTGGTAAAATTGGTTCTGCTCCAGAAGCAAAAGATCCTTGGGGATGGTTTGGTAACTCTGCTGTTGAAGAGGGGATACAGATTGTCAAAAAAATGGGAGACCCTCTAGTTAACCTATCTGAGTTTGTAAGTGCATTTGCTAAAGAAGATGTCGATGTCGACGCTGTAACAAATAAGACAAGAAAACTTATTGGTTCACTTACTTCTATTTTTGTTAATAAAGAAGGAGCTAATCTTTCAGCTAAAGATATAAGCAAATATGCTAGATCTTATGATGATATGGCAGATGCTGTAGAAGATATGGCTGATGGTATGGAAGATTGGAAAGATGCAGTTAACGGTCTAGATCTAGAGAAAGTAACTGAAGTTCGTAAACTTTATGAAGGACTAGCTTCTTTATCTAATAATGGTGATACTAATATTGTTGAAGAAATGGGCCAATCTATGATAGATGCAATACAACTTCTTTCTGATAAGTTAGGAGAGTTTGCAGGAACTATGAAAGGAACTTCTCCAACTGCTTCGAGCCCTACAACCGGTGCTGTTACTCAATCTCAATCTGAGGCCACTGTAACACAAAATAGCGAACAACTAGTCTCTGCTATTGATGATCTTAAGAGAGCGCTTACAGGTACTCTAGATGTCTATGTGACTAATGATGGTGCTATCTAATCAGCTAATCTTACCCTCAGGCGTAAAACCATAACTTATATAACATCTAAGGGGTTTTGTTCCAATACTATCCAACTTTATTTTCTTTTCAGTAATAGTGAAACATTCTATTATTAGTACATATAACAACTGTAAAATTTATCAAGATGATTACAGTACAAAACAATACTTACAATAGCTCAACAATCGAAGCTAGCTCTTATAATTACAAAGAGCAAATCTTAACAGTCTTATTTAATCACGCAACTTACGTATATTACGACGTAGATCTAGAAGCATACCAAAACTTCTCTACTGCTGATTCACAAGGTCGTTCACTGAATGAGTTTATTAAAGGTAAGTTTCGTTTTGAGAAGATCAACGAAGATAAAAAAGTAGAGAATATATAGTTCTCAATTGAAACAAACTCATGGTTACGAGTATAAATAACCGAATGAAAGTTCTTTGTTTTTTGATTACACAACAATAGGAAGTTTCGGCTTCCGGATGCGGATGTGTTGAAATTGGTAGACAAGCTGGTTTTAGGCACCAGTGCTTTACGGCGTGAAGGTTCGAGTCCTTTCATCCGCACAATACAATATACGAAGGAGTGAAAGAGATTTTACGTCGGCTTAAGGTCATTAGCGCTCACTGACAAACAGGTAGCCTTCAGAATATTGGACTCGTAGCTCAGCTGGATAGAGCATCTGCCTTCTAAGCAGACGGTCATAGGTTCGAATCCTATCGGGTTCACAAAGCTAATCCTTCTTAGCTCAGTTGGTTAGAGCATCTGACTGTTAATCAGAGGGTCCTTGGTTCGAGCCC